CGATCTATCGCGGTTCAGAAGCATTACTAGGTCAGCGTCACGTTCAATCTGCCCAGAGTCTGCAAGATCGGTGAGCTTGGGTGATCTTCCCTTCTCCTTCTCGTTTTCTCTGTTGAGTTGCGCCAGCGAGACCACCGCAACGTTACACTCGGTGGCAATGCTCTTGAGTCGCCCACTGACCTCTGCGATCTCGTAGGTCCGCTTCTCGGCAGACTTTGAGCCGTGGATCTTTTGCAAGTAGTCGATCAGAACCAGCTTCACGCCCCACTTACGAACCGCTCGACGAATGGTTGCGGTGATTGCCGCAATGTTGCTTACAGATGAACCAGACACAAAATGAAGCGGACTGGATGCGATCCGAGAGCAAGCGTTGCTCATAGACTTCATGCCACCTTCCGTCATGTTTCCGGTGCGTATGTCCCCCATAGGGACTGACCCGATAGTGGAGACCATGCGGCGGACGATTGATTCGTCAGACATCTCCAGCGAGACGAACAACGTTGGAACCTTACCAACGACAGCCGCTGCTTGAGCGAAGGCGATTGCCATTGCGGTCTTACCAATGGAAGGACGAGCGGCAAGGATCGCCAGTTCGCCCAACTGGAACCCGTCAGTCATTTGGTCCAGCCGGTAGAGTCCAGAAGTGATCCCCGACAACTGACCTTTCCGCTGGAATCTCTCTTGGGTTGCGTCAATGAATCGACCAACAACTGACTTTGCGGGTTGGAGAGTCTCCTTAGAGGTATCAATGGCAAGCCCCTGTTCCGCATTAGAGACGATTTGATCGACGCTGAGGGTGGAGACAGCGGACTCGCGCAAAAGACGGTCTCCAGCGATTCGTAGTTGGCGGCGGTGAGCGGCTTCAAGAACACCTTTGGCAAACATCGGGTAGCTTGCCGGTGATGGGGAGGCTTCCATCGCTTTGTTCCAGACCTCGAAAGGAACCGGCGTTGAAGCGAAGACCCGCTTCCACTCCCGCATGATTTCGGGAAGCGCGATTGGTTTGGACTCAGCGACCAGTGACTTCAAGACATCAAATGTCATCGCCAGAGTCTCAGTCTGAAACGCTGAGGTCTGGATCTCAGCGAACGCGTCGGAGCAGGTATCAACCCCGCCGTTGAGGCAACAGCCGATCACGGCGTGTTCGTCGTCGATAGCGTAAAACGGATCGTTCATTGGTAATCCTCAATGTTGAGGCTGAGGGTCTTGGACTTAGGCTGGCCCTCTTCCTCGGCGTCATCGTCCCCAGATTTGCAGCGATCAATCTCGGTGTTCCAGTTGTTGAGAAGCGTCAGAATGTCCTTCCTGCGATACTTGTTTTTGGTCTCGTAGCGAGCGTCCAGAAGTTGCAGGTCCGATTCTGGCGTCTTGAGTTTCACAACAAGCTTTAGGGCCTTAAGCTCTGAGGCTTGCCATTCGGTCCCTTCGCGTCTGCGAAACCATTTGTTTATCCGAGAGCGAAGCGAATCGGCTTCGGGATCGGGATTCGGTTGAGCGCAAGAATCTCCTTCCTTTCCCTGTTCCTCTTCCCTGTTCCCTGTTCCAAGGCTATTTTTCTCGAAGCCTCTCGAATCCTCGCGAGAATCGTCGAATGACGGGAGCTTTGACGCTGAAGGTTTGTCGATTTTCTGGTGATTCAGCCATTTTGGGATATCCAGATAGGATTCACCGGCAACCTGATAGAGCCGAATACAACCCTGCCTTTCAAGTTCAGCAATCCACGCTGGAAGCTTCTTGAAAGCGTCATCATCGTAAGGGAAAAGACGACTCGCGAGGAGTCGCGAGGATGCGCGAGCCCTCCCGACATCATCGCAGCATGAGAAGAGTCCTATGAAAAGGAGTCTAGCTTCTCTTGATACTCTTCCGAGACTCTCAGACTCCCAGAACTCTGGTTTGATTGATCGGATTCTCATTTAGCCCCCTTCTCTTTGAGGTAGAGATTCCGGTTCTCAATGGCATCTGCTTTAGCTTCCTGAAGCATTTGGCAGATAGTATCAACATTGTGGATAGCCAATATTATTAGACTATCATCTCCCCAAGGATTTGGTTGTGATATGCAGACGTAACCTGCATCTGAAGCGTAGACTTCAGTATCTTGCTGACTTTGTATTTCGAGTTTCATGTAACAAACAGAAACCCCACCCAGACCGTGCTAGGAACTCCCGCTGAAGCGACGGGACGTGTCACGGAAAGGGTGGGGAAAAGTTGGTTGAACATGGCTTCAGGTATGGTTGTCCTCGCTCGCTTCCTAGGGCTTGCGCTGACTCCTTACTCCTAACTCGGCTTCGGCCCTTCGTCCAGCGAAAACTTGTCGTGGAACTCAGCTTTCGGTCGAACGTAGAAGTAGCCCTCGCGCTCGTAGACGACGCACAGTCGTTTGGTCTCACCGATGCGAAGTTGTGCTTCGGAGATGAACTCCACGATAACGTTTTGGTTGGATTTAGATCTGAATCTCATTGGGTTTGGCGGTAATGTGTTGTCGGGTAAGCTCCACGGTTTCCACAGATCACTCGGAACTTCTTGGATTCCATCTCTCCGATTCGGACTGATCGTGAGAGAACGATGCCAGCAGCATTTGGTGTTATGTTCCAGATCTCGGCCCATTGGTTGGCGGTATGCCATCCGTCTGGGACTTCTTCTGGTTGGTTCGCTATTGCGAGCCGTAATCGCTTCAAAAGCTCGGCAGGTGCCAGTTCTGTTCGTTCTGAGGCCATTGGTGGAGGTAGAGTTGGGCTGAGTCTTCGGTGTATTCGCCAAACACGATCCCGTGAGACCATGCTAGTGTTGATCGTCGTTTTCCCGAATAATCCATTGCAGGGACGTCTGCCAAAGTACCGACGCAAAAGCCGAGTGGATTTCCCATTGTTCGACCAGTCGCTTGACCTGCTCTGTGAGCATGAGCCACAACGCAATTGCCAAAAGTCTCAGCGGAGTCACGCAAGAAGTTCTCACCAAACAGGACTCCGTGTCCCCATCGAAATCCGCCCAACTTGTAAAACGATCTGTCATGGCAGTCATTGTGTTTGATGAACGTGTGGCAGTGTTTCTCAATTGGTTTTAGCATTCGTTCCCATACAGCCTCAGCAAATCCACGGACAACAGCGTTGTGGTGGTTCAGATACTTCTTGGCTCGCTCGTCATGGTTCCCAATCGTGAACACCGTTGGTCGAAGTTCGTCTAGGAACTTTGCTCCTTCTTGGATGTCGTCGAGATAGTCATCGGCTTGGTCCGAGTCTTGAGGGTCGCGGAGTGACCCGCTGCGTAATGATGCAAGATCGAAGGCGTCTCCCAAGTGAATCAACTCGTCTGGTTTGAATCTCTCTCGGAATAATAGCACCGCAGCGAGTGCATCTTGATTTGCTCTGTTCCCATGGCTGCAACCAATCGCCATGACTCGGCGGCGGTGCTGTGTGATGTTCACATTGGTTAATAATCATAGGTGTAACGATCAATCAAGACACACTCGCTCAGTGTAGCGTCAATCTTTCCGCAACTTACCTTTTCGGACCATCATCACCCAATAGGGAGAAACCTTATGCTTTTTGGCTAATTCTCGTATTGTTGATGTCGGGTGTGAGTTGCGAACCGCATCTACGATTGACTGGTCAATGTGGCGACCGGCAGGACGACCACGCTGACGCTTCTTGGGCTTGGCCTGTCTGGACGTAAGGACTGGTTGTGTTTCGACGGTCGCATGGACTCCCAAGAGTCTTGAGATGGCGTCTTTAGTGAGTCCGAGTGTTTTCAGTATGCTCATTGAATAGTTCTGGGTGGAATGTTAGGACGTGGAAATCTAGGACGTGGCGGAGATATGCTCCCCAAGATTTGAAACCGAGTTTCTCTGCTTCTTTCTGCAATAGTGTCAGTGTTTTGTAATCTAATTCAAATGATGTATTAACTTTCTGGTTCATAGGTCACAACGAAATCGAAGTTGGTTTGCCAACTGTCGTTTAACTGGTTGAATGAGTTGTTCTTGATCTTCCACGTTCGCGGATCGCGGGTAGCGTTGGTGTGGCGGCAGTGGATGCGAACGTCGATTGTTTGGAGTGCGGAGTTTCGGAGGTGGTGATGGTGCGGGAGTTCGTGGAGCAGGAGGGTCATCGTCCCTCCAACCATTTTTCGAGGTCATGGAGTTCATCCACTTTGGCTTCCAGTTGTTTCACCCGATCCTCCAGCTTGCGAACATCGAGGGCGATTGCGCGGAGTTCGCGCTTGTCGTACCACCAAATGTGAATTGGTTCTTCTACGATATTGAGAATTCGCTCTTCAATGCTCACGGCTTGGCCTCCTTGGCTTTGCGCCATTTTTCCGAACGGTCAAAGCAGTGTTTGCAAACAACAACGTATCCAGAATCACATTCACATTCTGAGTCATTCATTGGGTCCAACGCATCACCCGCCTCCTCCAGCCGCTTGATGTGCTGCTCCAGTTCATCGCGCTCCTTTCGGAGTTCCGCGTTTGCAATGGTCAATCTGTGGTTCTCGTATGCAATGAAATCGGTATCGCTCACGGTTTGGCCTCCTTGATTTCGTCCCACAGATCAGCTGCATCTGAGCAAGTTTTGCATGGCCCATCCATGAGACATCCGCAGTAGATTGCTGAGTACAGTTTATCACCGACCTCCTCCAGCCGCTTGATG